TTGTCAACTGTTTTTTTTATAGTTTTTTAGCCTCTATTCTATAGGGGCCCCCAACAGCTGGGCGCGGATTCTGGGCGTTTAATTTTACCAGCTGGCGCGATTCCTTCACCAGCTGGGCGCGCTGATCCGCGACCGCGGCCAGTGATTCACGCCCCCAGTAATTGCGAATCATACCAGCCGCGCCGCGTGAACTGGTCCCAGTTAGTTTATACTAACTTTCTTTTACCAGGTTATATGAAAGTTAGCCGCGGCTAATATTATTTGAGCAGCTACTAATAAAGTTAGGCCAGCCTTATCTTATAACGGCCCATAGGCCCAGCCCCAGCGCTCATAACTTTTAACCAGTGATTAAGCGGCCGCTGGGCGCTTGTTTAACTATTTTAAACATATTGATTAAAGCCAGTATTTAACCAGCTGTAAGGCATTAAAAAAGGCCCAGTAAATGGGCCTTTATTGTTTTATATTTTACGCCGTTTTTTAAATAAATATTTAAAAAGTATATAAATAAATAAATCCATTTAATGGGATTCCTTGCCAATATCTCCAGCAATATGATGACGCAATACTTGGCCATATGGTAAAGTTTTAATAAAACGCTTTAATATTGACGAATCAGACTCCAGCTGATCCGCGCGAGCTGTTGCGGCCCAGTGAAGCGCTACATGGCCGCCAGTAGCATAACAGCCGCCGCGCGTATTGGAGTCGCTGGCCTTCTTTTTAAACGTGCCATGATCGGTAAATCCGATTATATAGTCGCGATCTAAGCGCGCGCATAGCGGCCGCCCAGCGCCGCAAGATCTACAATTAAGTTTTTTATCGGCCTCAGCTGGACATTTAACAATTTTAACGCCTTCAATAACTTGCGTTTTTTTACCAGCCCAAAAATCCGCGTTTACATTTATAACAGTAGGTAAAACTTTAAACGCATTAAATGCGGCCTTTAAACTATCAGCGCTGTAATTAATTACAGTACGGCCCAGCTTCAATAAATGCGCATAATGTAGAAAATTAAAATGGGAATAAGTAAAGCTGATTCCGCCAGCTGGGACCGCGTCCAATAAAGTATTTAAATATTCTTTATCAATACCAGCCGCGCCGCATCCGCTGGGATTCAAATTGCAGGAGCTGGGGCACGTTGCAAAATTATTGCCGCGGCCAGCTCTATAAGTAATACTACAAAAGGTTGTTTTCATAGCCGTTGAATTAATAACAGTTTTTAACATTATAAGACTCCTTGTTTAATCAGCTGGTTTAGTTCGTTTAAATCTTGCGAGCATTCCGCGCACATTAAATACTTTTCATTTTTGGTTTTTCCTTCGTTATTATAATAGCATTCATCGCAACCATTATTGCGGCCATAAGCCAGCGCTTTATATTTTTTTACGCCGCCGTTTTTATTAACCGCGTTTATTAAAGATTTAGACATTTTAAGACTCCTATTAAATTAAATGTTTAATATGCGATTTATTGCATAGTTTGTTATTAATTGTAAAGCGCCAATAAAAAAGGCCCAGTAAATGGGCCTTTGTTTAATCTATTGTTTAAATATTTATTGATCTAATTTTTTTAATTCTCGATCAAAATAGCGCGCGCAATTTATCCAGCTGGCCGCATTAATACCGCTATCATTTAAAAGCTTTTTAACTGTAGCTGGATTCCCGCTATGCTCATCAAGTAAAGCTTCAATATATTTATTTAAAGCTTCTATTATAAATATATGAGATAACGCCCCAGCTGGTGAAGCGTTTAAATGTTTATCAAAAAATTCATGAGTTGTTTTATATTCCATTTAATTAGCCCCATTTACTATGTTAGCCGTTGCCTGATATTCTTTTTCATCTAAATAACTATAAGATTCAAGAAATTCTTCTTTTGATAATTTATGAAAATCTCGCATTTTTTCCCAGTCATTAGTAAAATCAATTTCACTGGTTGCGCGTTGATGATCTATTTTTTGTATCAAACTTTCCCATTCAAGAATCCAATATTTTAAATATTTACTATCTTGTTTAGCCTCATATCCAAGGCCATTAGATTGCATATTTTCGTCTAACCATTCTTTTACATATTTTAAAATTATTTCACTGGGATAAACGCCGCTGTTTAAATCCTTTTTTATTTTTAATACATCCATTTTTTAAAACTCCTATTTGTTTAATGGTCCCATATAATTATATATATCTTTAAAAAAGTAAAGGCCCCAAAAATGAGGCCTTTTTATTTAGGTATTTAATTAAAGTTTAAGCGGCAACCGCTACGCGATTCCAGTCAGTTTTTTTCATGTTTAAAACTTGGCCGCCCAGCTTTTGCCAAAAGTCTACATTGTCCGCTTCAGCTGTATTAGCTACGCGTGTAACAGCATTTACAAAAGTTGCACGATTTAAAGGCTGGCCGTTATTCTCATAGCCTGATTGTCCAATGGTATTTATTAAACCTTCTAACACGTTGCTAGTCTCTTTTTTAGATAAAGCTAAAACTTTTCCTAAATTTTCGACCGCTTCCGCTTTAGGTATTTCAATAGAATCTTCAGCGGCTAATTTCATTTTTTCTAAAGTTTCGTCAAAAGATTCCCTAGATGAATAACTGCTTACAATATCCCTGAGCTGTAACTTTAAACTATGATTGTCAGCTTGTTTAGTTTCATCAGTTAAAATGTTCCAAGTATCACCTTCACGCGCGCTAGTAATATGGGCCTTCCTAGTTTGTTTTTCGGTTTGCATTCCATTTAAACATGCAAGCGTCCAATTAATGGCATGCACGTTAATGCTACCAGCACCAGTTTCACTGTTACTTATGCCTATCCCATGGGCCATTAGGTCATGTAAATTTGCACCAGTCCCAGTTATTATTTCAGATTTTAATCTGATATACATTTTTTTTTCAGTAATATCAGCATTAACTATTTTCCAGCTGGCCTCCGACTCCATTAGCTGAGGTATAGCGGATTCTAATAAATCAGAATTATCAAAAGTTTTAAATCTATCAGATAAAAAAGCGCGCGCCGTTCCATAATTTCCGCTATCAAGATATGTCCTAATCATTTTTTTACTATCCTCTTTTTGAAAAATAGCATTAGTTAGCGAATCATATTCTTTTGGATAATCAGACTGTAAGCGTCTAGCCGTTCTTGTATCCAGCCCATTCTTTTGAGCTATTTGATCGAAGCACAAATTATTAACTTTAAAAAATTGTGTCGGAACGCCGCCAGTGCCTTCCATAATAATTTCTGATTCATTAGGATCATTCGGCCAGTCGGTCGTTCTAAAATGCAGCTCACTAGTCGGCGCAATAAAATCCTGTTTCCTAGCATTGTCACCTTGTATTTTTTTTAAAAGATTTGATAACGTGTTAGTATCATTTTCTATATTATGCATAATTTTTTCTCCTATTTGTTAAAATGCAAAAAGACGGCCTTTAATTAGACCGCCTTAATGTTATGCGCTTTTATGGGATATATGTCAAACTTATTTTCTACGCCTCCCTTTATTTTGAGGGTTTTTCATATGTTTTTCGTAATCTTCACCGAATAAAAATTTAAATAAATAGTGTAATAAAAACATTATGCTACCTTCCTATTCTGCGCCTTAGCCGTCACATTTATAACAATAATAGTTTGATCTAGATCATTATCTAATATTATTTTTTTATAATTAAATGCTATTAAATCATTTATTTGGGCCTTCTTTTTAATCCCTGAAATAGATAATCGTCTATCACCTCTATTTACAGTTTTATAAAATGAGATTGTGCATATGCTATTGTCATCGTCATAATAAGCCAGCAGTTTATGCTTTTGTCCTTTTTCCATAAAATTAAAATCTATACCAAATAATTTGGCGAAGCGCCTTATGCTGGTATTAGCGTCTATTATAGATTTATTTAACATTGTATTGGTTAATCTCAGCTGGCCAAAGTCTGGGCTAAGTGTTTTTAATATTTTATCCTCTTTATTCATTGTTAGATCTCCTATATTGTTTATTTTTTATTAAATATTTTTCTTCCTCTATAAATTCGACAACTTTATTCCTTATTTCACATATTTCGTTGAAATTTACATGTTCACAATCAATATGACTTACACCATATTTTTCTAATAAATCATAAAAATCATCTTGAAATTTTGCAAAAGCTCCATCGTCTAATTCTATTCTACTCATTTTAATCCTCCACAACGTGAACGGTGTCTAGCTTTAAATCGCCAAAAACCCAATCATGCAACTGTTTAAAATCCAGCTCTTGTTTGGGATTTATCTGAGCATATAATTCATACTCGGTTTTTGACATTAGCTCCTTAGCTTTTTGTTCGGCTTCTTCCTGAGAAGAAGCCTCTATTGCAAAATTTCGGTCAAACCAAATATTTACATCAAATTTACAAGTATACTGTTTCATTGATAAACTCCCATTGAACACATTGGCCCCATGGAGGACCATACGATTCTTTCCTCCTCTTTTTGGTCAACGCCTAAATGTTTATTCCACATATCGCAGATACTTTTTACATGATTGTAATCTCCTACAAACTTATCCAGCTCATGGGGATCATTAGGATTAGCTTTACCCAGTGGATAATACCCATCTTCTTTTTCAATTATTTTAGCAACTCGGTAATTTTTGTTTTCTTTTACTGGTGTAAAACAATGTTTTTTTTCTATAGTCATGTCTAGCCTCCAAGCTATTTGTTTAAATTAAAATAACGATATGCGATTTTTTCTATAAGATCAAGTCAAAAGTTTTTTGCCAGTCAAAAGGCTCAGGACAAAAGTAGTGCGGCTTTAATTTGATACCTTGCTCTTTCAGCTCAATAGCTTGTCCAGCTTTATATAAATGAAGGCCTTTTGTGCTTTTAACTAATATCCAGACAGAAGCTTCTTTGTGTAAGGTTATCCAGCTGATTTGTTGAGGGCTTAAATTGACTGCATTAAACTTTACATATTTTAATTCTACAAAATGAAAATTATGTTTATCATCGCAAATAAGTAAATCAGGAAGTCCCAGTGTCATCCAGTTTTCTATTCTGCTTAGTCGAAGTGGTTTACTGTATTGTAGTGAGGCTCTCTTTAACTGTTCGTAAAGTCCCGCTTCCTTTTTTGTCGGATTTGTGGTCCTCGTGTTCAATAACTTCTTCAGCGTATCTCGGTTCATTTTGTTTCAGTTCCTTCAAAGCTTTTAGAACTTCATCTTTAGACATACTATCTATAGTCCCATGACGGATTTCAGATTTGTTTATATAAATATTACCATTAGCTTGACCTCGTCTATACTCAGCCTGAACAGCGGCTGAATACGCTCCATTTTCTATGGCCAAATCTCTAATTCTTTGTAAATCTCGTAAATGTCTTTTAAAATTTATTCCATATTTTTCATCCAGCTCATCTCTATATGCTTGGATAGCTCTACAAACATGGGGACATATTTCAGGATTAGTCATTTCATAAGCTCTAGTGTGAGCGGAAGAAGCTGGGAACCCAGCATTAATTGCAGCTTCTCTATAAGTAATCATACCATCGTTAGATACCAGCTCTTTTACAAACTTCTCTTGTCTTCTGGTTAGCTTACTATGAAGATCAGCTTTTGGTCTTCCTCGACCCTTTTTCAAAGGCTTTAAGTTATTCATCCTATATATATAGACCAGAAAATATTTTTTTGCAAAAAACTTTTTAGCCCTTAGTAAAGCCAAAATCGATCTAATATTGTAAAGTTACATTTTTGAAATCAAATATGTAACCAAATATGTAACCATAGAATCCTTATGTACTAACGGTTACAGAAGGAAGTTACATAAGTTACACCAGTTACACCTATATTTAACAAAAAATATTTTTTTTATTTTCAGCTCTATATATAAAGGAGATTAACAAAAAAGCCCCCGACATTTCTGTCAGGGGCTGTTATTTATCCTCTACCTACATTATGAGTTAAGAGGTCTTCGTTATACTTATCTATGAAATCCTTATTGTTTTTATAAGGGCCATTTAACATAGATTCCTTGACTAACTTTTCGTCTAAACCTTTTAAGGTAAAACCATTTTGTTTTCCGCTTACCTTGTAAAGACCTAAACAGATTGGGGGATTGTGTTCAAAGGAAAATTCCAAGCCTCCATCATATCCGCTAACTGTTGTACTTTCATGCGCATAATACAAAGTTATAAAGGTCGGTCTTTTTGAAATCCTAGAAATACATTTTTGTAAATCCAAATCTCTTGACCATTGTCCCTGAAGTCCTGTTTCGACTGCAAGAAAAGCATAACCATTGTTTAGTGTATAATTTTTTTTCATTAATTTTCTCCTATTAAATAATGAAAGATTAACATTACAAAACTTGTCACCAACTATGTCAAACAGATATGGGATTTCTCCCATACTTAATAGTATCAAATTACAAAATAAAGTC